GATGAAGTAGTAACTTTATATCCACCTAATAAAACATCTACAACTACTATATCCGTAAATTTAAAATAATGACTAGAACCGAAAACATCACTTTAACTGTCTTTAATCCAGAGACCGAAGAATACGAAGATATTCGGGCAAGAGTTGAATTTAGTTTGTATGTTGGTAGGATAGAACCTTTTGAGGCTGATGAATACGATTGGAATATTTTATGGATTGAAGGCTCTGATTGGGTAGATGAACAAATAGTAGATAAAGCAATAGAAACAGATTTCGATATAAGAAGCATCTTTTACTAAACCCCTGTTATATGAAAGCAAAAAACCCTTCCAACATTCAGAGAGAAGGAAATTCGTACCGAGTACGAGTTCAATCCAACGGAATCCGAGTAAGTAAAAACTTTACTTCGCTCCGTAAGGCTTTGCAATTTAGAAAGCAAATGCAAGGCTAAAAGGAAAGTCGGTTGATGTAATTGGTAACACCTTTGCCTTGGCAGAGAATGAGAGTTCGAATCTCTCACCGACTTCGAATCAAATTTAAAACTATGAAACTAAAAATTTACCGAGAAGTTACTCTTCAGCACAAAATGTACTGCGTTTATGAAGTTAAAGAGGAATTTGAAAGTTACATCAAAGCATTCCCTTTTGAATTAGAAAACGAGGATGCAGTTTACAAAAAAGCACTTACATTCGCTAAGCACATTGAAGAAGAAGGATTACCCGACAAAAAAGAATTAATTTACGAAACAATCTAAACACAATGGAAAAACAACCAAAAATCTACTGCGGAAGCGGTAAGAAAAAATCAGACACTTGGCTACAAGCCTCTATTAACTTGGACAAAATAAAAGAACATATCCAAGAGTATAATGGTAGCCGATTTATCAAAGTAAACATTAACGTAAAGGCAGAGCCAGACCAATACGGCAAAGATGTTTCAATTTCAATTGATACTTGGAAGCCAGAGGAATCTGAATTTAAGCAAAAGCCAGACAAGAAATTTACTCACGATAACACTCCACCAAATGACCTTCCGTTCTAATGGCTAAACTAATTCCCCTTCCCAAATTACTAAAGAAGGCTCAAGACAAATTCAACGCTCATATCCGAGAGCGAGACAAGGAACTTGGTTGTATAAGTTGTGGAGCAGAAGTACAACAAGCAGGACATTACTTTTCACAAGGACAACACTCTGCTTTAAGATTTGCTTTACCCCACGATATCGGTTATTTTAACACCAACGGACAATGTATTCGCTGCAATATGTATCTATCTGGTAACTTAATTAAATATCGACAAGGATTGGTTAAAAGGTATGGCGAAGAATTTGTTTTGAGATTGGAAGCAGAAGCCGAACAACGAACAAAGAAATGGTCAAGGGATGAATTAGAAATCATAATAGAAACCTACAAATGACACACGGCTCATTATTTAGCGGTATTGGAGGCTTTGACCTAGCAGCGGAATGGATGGGTTGGGAGAATAAATTTCATTGCGAATGGAATGAGTTTGGTCAAAAAGTCCTTAAATATTATTGGCCTAATGCTGAATTATTTACAGATATAACAAAATCCGATTTTACTAATTATGCAAACCAAATTGATGTTCTTACCGGAGGATTCCCCTGCCAACCCTATTCAGTCGCAGGAAAGCGACTTGGTAAAGAAGATGACCGTCACCTCTGGCCAGAAATGCTTAGAGTCATTAGAGAAGTTAAACCAAGTTGGGTTGTGGGCGAAAACGTATTCGGCCTTGTTAATTGGAATGAAGGGTTGGTATTCCACGAGGTGCAAACTGACCTGGAAGCTGAAGGGTACGAAGTATGGCCGTATGTACTTCCAGCTTGTTCCGTTAATTCACCGCAAAAAAGAGATAGGGTTTGGTTTATTGCCCACTCAAACAAAGTGGCAAGGGAATCAATGGGAAAGTGTAAAGATGAAATTACAAAACAATGGGATGAGAAAATCAGGTGTAAAGATAGGAACGAGTTTTACCTGGTTCTTGACAGAGATATATTTAAAATCAGGAAAACAGGAGAACAGGAAATTATTTGCGAATCCCCGCTTATCAGCGACATTGATGGGATTTCCTTACAATTGGACAGAATTACCTTTCAAAACTGGGTCAATCAATCAAACGGAGCATACGGAAATGCAATAGTACCACAAGTAGTTTATCAAATATTTAAAGCAATACAACAATATGAAACACTCAAATAGCTTTTACTACGATTTAGATTTTGGAGAGAAAGCCGAAGATTGGGTAAAAAAAGTATTCTCTGATGGCACAAAGGTCGAAGTGAAGTTTGACAGAATGGCTCACTTAACAGGGAATTTATTTATCGAAGTTTACTCCAGAGGCAAAGCATCGGGAATATCTACCACTCAAGCAAACTACTGGATATTTTTAGTTAAAGAAAAATCCTACTCTCTTATTGTTAATACGGAAAAATTAAAAGAACTTTGTCGCATCGTTCACCAAATAGATGGCTTTGTTAAAGGTGGCGATAACAATACTAGCGATGGAGTTTTAATACCAATCAAACTAATACTATGAACAACCACGAACAAGCAACACAACTAATTGAAATGATTTGTGAGGAATACGGAATCACAATGAAAGATTTAAAGAAAAAGAAATCTGGCTTTCCCAATAGGTCAGTATCAAGAAAAGGCAAAGATGTTAGCCTAGCCTCAATAAGACAAGCACTTTCCTATTTTATCTTTATGCACTTCCCATTAAGAATAAAAGAAGTAGCCTCAATGGTTGGCTATTCTGACCACTCCCCATTATCTAGCCAACGCAAAACAATTGAATACTACATTAAAACAAAGGACTTTTATTTTTATCCTTACTATGAAAAAGTAAAAGAATATGCTAAACAAATTAATATCAATACTGATGTTAAAAGGTTAATTTTACACGAAGTACCCTTTGTAAGATACGAGAGCGATATTGATTTTTTAAGCAATTTAAAATACTATGAAAATGCCAAAACGATTCGTTGATACAGATATCTGGGAGAAAGAATGGTTTATGTCTTGCACTCCAACAGAGAAGTGTTTGGTTAAATATGTTAGGGATAAATGCGATTTAGCTGGAATCTGGAAGCCTAACTTTACTTTAGCAACTTATGTAATCGGAAGCAAAGTAGATGAAGAAATGCTTTTAAATATAGATAACGGAAATCAGTTTGAGAGGTTATCAGATGGTAAAATATTATGCATTGACTTTGTAAAGTTTCAATACGGAACAGAGTTAAATCCATCAAGTCCTATTCATAGAAAAGTTATAGATTTGCTTTCCAAGTACGATGTAGATTATCAAACCAAAGAAGTACAAGGTAAAGGATTTAATAAGCCAACGGAAGAACAAGTTAAGGAAGAGATGTTAAATAAGTGGGATGAAAAAACCGCCTCGTATCAAGCCAAACGATTTATTGATTACTACGAAAGTGTTGGATGGTTTGTAGGTAAAAACAAAATGAAATCTTGGAGGCACTCAGTTAGTGGATGGATAGCACGAACAAAAATAGAGCCGTCAAAGGAATCAATCAAACAAAAACTTTCTATCTTAGGAAACAAAAAACTATCTGAACTATGAACAATCCCGCATTTGAGTATTTAAGACAATTCAAAAAAGTATCCGATGAGTCGGAAGAACTTGTTATGAAGGTTGTAAAAAAGCGATACCCAGAAATATCTTTGAACGAACTTGTCAATATCTTTGAGCAAGGTATTACTGGAGATTTTGGTAAAGTGTATTCAGCAGACCCCGAAACACTTTTAGATTGGGTTCGTAATTACACGAATAGAAAAGGCAATCAACGCTCCTATTACGAATCTCCGATACTTACTCCAGATGTTACAATTTATGACCAACGATATCCAGAGAAACAAGAGGATTGGAATAAGGAAGTAAACAAAGGCTATACCGCTTATTTAAATGGAGTATCTACAAAAGAAATGCACCCCCATATCTACGATAGATTAATGGTGGATGGCAAAATACAAATGAATGCCTATCTTAAATACTATCAAGATAAAGTAGATGAAGCGAAGCAAATGATTCTAAACGATTACTTCCAGGAGCAAAAGAAAAAAGGTTTTAGTTATATTTATTTTATAAAGAACGAAAAATGACTTGGAAAGATTTATCAGCTAAAGACCGGCTTGATGTATTCAATGAGATAGTCAATAACTCTTTTGTAGAGTTAAGTTTAACCTATGCCAGAGAGTACGAAAAGAATCCTCGCAACTTTATTAATTGTTATGTAAAGCACAAAGGAGTCAGAATGTGTTGCAATTGGATTGTTTACACCTATAAATACATTGGTGCGTTTGATGAATGTTTATTATTAGGGAAGGACTTTACCGAATGGGCAAATAGGCAAAACGTAAAAGATGACCAGAAGAAACCACTTGCTGAACTTATGTTAGTAATATATTCAATATTAAAGAAATGATTTGTAAAGATTGCAAAAAGAATAAACCCGAAACGGAGTTTAATTTAACCGAAGGCTACATAAGAAATCAATGTAAATCTTGCACTAAAAAGAATGCAAGTATTTATTTAAACCCAGAAAGTTTCTATAACTTGTTTATAGGTAGAGAAAATTGGAAAGATATTTATTTCAAGAAAACTATCGTATCAAGGAAATCATTTTAAAAACAAATAATATGACAGCAGTAGAATGGTTATTAACACAAATTGAAAATAAGAATGGTAAAGAATTTAGTTCTTACTATACTGAATTTATTGAACAAGCCAAAGCAATGGAGAAAGAGCAGATAATAAATGCACATTTAGAGGGCTGGTCAGATGCTTATGATTATTTACAAGACAATGGAAGTAAACCTGCAAGACAAGCAGAAGAATACTACAACGAAACCTATAAATAATTATTTTAATTCTACCAATCGAAAACCCATCTGCCAAAGGAAACGAGCAGTTTTAGAAGATTCGTACCTGACTTTTGTTTCTGACCAATCGGGATGTTTTAAATGAAAGTGTTCGTGTAGCAAATAAAGAAGATAGCGATAACCTCTTAACCGCTCATCAATTTCCATTTTATTCTCATCGGTGTAAGCAATACCATAAGCCTGTTCCTTTCCTAGCTTACGATGTACTACTTGATGTATCTTCTTCTCCATAAAAATTAGCGGTATAGATTTCCTTTATTCCAATATGAATAGTATAAAGAGCCATCAATTTTATTTGCCTATAAATATCCTTTTCTTCTTCATCCATCATACCATAATCAAATTCACTCAAAGCATTGATAGCATTGGTACACGCAGCGATATCTTCGTGTGGTGTTAAACTTAATGGTAAATCAACTGTTTCTTCCATTAGTAATCTGTTTTAATTCTTGGTATTCCTTTCCTACGAGAAAACTCAATAATATCTTTTTCCACTTCCGCTCTTGATTGCTTTCGGTATTTATCACAAAGGGGTTCGAGTAACTGAAGCCTCTCCACCGGTGTTAATACTTTCACTAATTCTTGAATCTGCTTCTTGATAATCGGGAAATCTTTGTGTGTCATATAAGTTTTGAATTTTTTGTAAATATACTAAACCATCTAGTAATTCCTCTTTAAAATGTTGTAACCATTCATCAAAAGATAGGTCTGTCCTATCCATCGAAGTTCCGTACTTACGAAGCCCTCGTTCTTCTCGGCTTTGAAACTCCGAAATAAGTTGGTCAAGTAGTTTACTCATTTTACGTATTTAGAATGATATCTTCCGCACTCTTGGCATTTATATTCATCTCTTTTATTGCCAGAAGCTAAAACTCTTGTTCTCTGTTTATGAACTTTTGAACTACCACACTCCGGGCAAGTGCTTTTTATTCCATTAGTTAAAACTCCAAAATGTGTTCTAATAGCATCGTGAGCCTTTAGTTTCTGATGTACCTTTTCAAGAATCAGAACATCTTGCATACAATAGCGAATCATTTTCTTCATTGCAGTTTCGCAATTCTTTAAAACGATATCCTTCCAAAGAGAATAATCGGTTTTAATCTTTGCCCCTACCCCTAAAAACTTGGCTATGTAATCAAGTTTATTGGAGTTAAACTTAAACTTATTCTTTGATATCTTGTAGGTATCAATAGTTGTGTAAGTTGGGAACATATCAATATTGTGGAAAAGACACCTTGTGCGAATCCAAGGTAGGTCGAACATATCTGAGTTATGCCCTACAAGTTCGTGAGCGTCATTAGCGACCTTGATAAACTCTTTTAGTAAAGTTTTATCGCATTGGTTTTTATCCCATCTTAAAAAGTGAACTTTCTTTTCGCCTTCCCACTTGTAACAGATGCAAATGATTGCTCGTTCTTTGACTATGTTTTCTGTTCCTATGTTCAGCTTGTAACCGGCTTCCCAAAACATTCCAATATTGGGAGAAACTTCGATGTCGAAGTATAATCGTTTTCGCATATAGGTAGGTAGATTGGTGGCGTTATTTTATCAACTCGAAGTGCATACTATCGTAATTTTTAATCTTGCCATAGTTCTCAAATCCGTATTTCTCAAAGATTCCAAGCATTGGTTCGTATTCTGGTTTTGAAAATTGACTACTTACCCAATTTGCTTTTAATCCGTTTCTTGCCGGGTCAAGGTCTATGGCTATGCCCCAAGAATGTCGGCTCCATTTTGTTTTAGAACCTCGCATTGTTCTTACGTTCACACAACCCCCAAAAATATCTATGCCTAATCTTTGAAGTTCAGCAAGTCCGTAATGTGTTAGTAAGTCATTAAAGACCGATAGAAAACGATGCTCTGCAAGTTCGTGGCATTGCATTTTATGTACTTGAGATTTTAAATCCCAAGCTATCCGCATCGGGTACGGAAGTTGAATTATCGTGAAATTGTCGGGGTTGCCGGGTTGCCCGAAGGCTTTAATTATTTGAGCATCGGTGAGAAATGCCATAAAATAAATTTCTTTATAGGTTTGTAGAGTATTCTAACACAGATTGCAATTAGAAGCAATAAGAGCCAATTTAAGCGAGTTTTAGCCTTTGCCTTATATTCTTCTACCTTTTCGGTTTGGATGGCTAATTTCGCCTCTAATAGCCTTATACGAGCATTATCAATAACTACCTTTTGGATAGTATCTGTTATCCTAATGGTTTTTACTAATGTTTTAGTAAAGGAAAGCCTTAAAGTATCGGTCTTGAGAATGTTCCGAATAATATCATTCTTTTCGTAAATAGTATCGTAAGTTATTAAAGTGTCGCTTTTGGATTGTATTATAGTATCGTTGGCGCAATATCCGTTAGATACCACGTATTCAGCGACTTTATCTAACTTTTCTTTGTCTCGTAAAACCTGCTTGACAGGATTACAACTTAAAAGAAAAATACTAATTAGAAGATATTTCATCGGAAAAGAAGTTTGATATAAACTTTCCGAGAACCGCAATAACCATAATAATAGTACCTACTTTGGGTTCGCCATTCAAAATAACAATACTTGCTCCGAATGTACCAGCGGCAGCAAGAGAATCCCCAAACATTCTTATTCGTTTAGGTGTAGGCTTAAAGTATTCAGAAATTCCGAACCTCATTCTCTATCTTGTTTATTTTGTAATTGAATGGATAAAGCATTTAGTTGGTTCGCGATAGTATCTAATTTCCGACTTATTTGGTCATCTTGCTTTTCTACTACCGATACACGAATCTCTAACTCTTTGAGTTTAAGAGAAACTTTTACATAAATACTTATTAAGCCTATTAAAATGGC